CCCGCGCGCGACACCGCCAAAAGCGGCGAGCGCGGGGCCTGCCGCCTGCCGCAGCGCGGCCAGGCCCGCGAGGCTTTCCCCGAGTGCTGCATTGAGGCTTTGGAGATCACCCCGGATCATCGCGAGACCCGCCGAGACCTCGTCGTCGAGCCCCAGCGTGATGCCGATGGTATAGGCGTCGTTCATGGCAGCTCGGCGATCGCTTGCGCCAAACGGGCGGCGATATCGGCGGCGATCTCGGGGGCGAGTGCGGCGGCGGCGGGGGCGAGGAAGGGGCGTGGCGGATCAAACCGCGTCCCCAGCTCCTGATAGCGCGCCACCGCGCTGGTCGAGCCGACGACCACGCGCCGCGCATCGCTTTCGCCGGCGATGCTGTCATAGAGCGCGCCGTTGCGCATCCAAGGGGCCGTATGCGGGCCGCCGGGCGGGGTCGCGAGCCGGGCGCGCACGGCATCCGCAAGACGTTCCCGCGCGTGTGCCAGCGCCTCGCGCTGCACCGCGTCGAGATCGAGCGCCGCCAGGCGGCGGGCAAATTCGCCAAGGCCGATCATCAACCAGTCTCCTGCCAGGCGAGCGTTGACCAATCAAAGCGCCGACCATCGAGCGTGCCGAGGATCACCACAAAGGCGAGCCGCTCGTCATCGGGCAAGCTGAACGCGACGTCGAAGGGCACCCCGTTCCGAACGAGATAGAGGCAATCGATCAGATCGGGGTGCCCACTCAGTTTTTTGCCGAATCCACCTGCGCCGCGCGGCTGCTCGTGGTGGCGGCGAAGGCGGCGGCAACGGCGGCGAGCCCGGACTCGCCGAGCTTTTGCACGACCATCTCGATCTGCGCCTCATTGGCCGGGCTCGGCAGCGGCACATCCTCGATCGCCGCCACCGCGAAAGCCAGAAGCGCGATCGCGAGATAGGGTTCGTTCTGGGCAAGCTGCGGCCCGAGCGCCTTGAAGAGACGGAGTTTCTCGAGCGCGCCGATGCGCCGGAGCGTGATCCGCCGGCCCTCTTTGTCGGTGATCACCGGCGCCGCCTCGGCGGCGGCGACGATACGCTGCTGGGCGCCGCTCATCAGACGCGGACGCGGCTGGAGGCGAAGAACTCGAGCCGCTGGCGCACCGCCGCGTCGCCCTTCCAGGTGCCCGCGTTGGCCAGCCGGAAGACGACGCTGCTGTATTGATAGGTCGAGGTGGAACCGTCAACTTCGTTGACATACTGATAAAGTGTCGAGGTCTGCATCGCGCCGCCGCTGTAGTAGGCGGCCTCGATGCCGGCGATGAAGTCATCGACCTCGGAGGAGCCGCGTTCGAGATCGAAGCCGCCTTCCCAGCCTTTCGGCAGTTCGGCGCCCATCTGCACGCCATCGAGCCGATCGACGCGCACCTGCGCGGTGAGCTGGCGGCTCTCGAAACCGGTGACATAGGTGAGATCGATCTGCCCGGAAGGGGCGATGACGACCAGCGTGCAATCGCTGCCGATGGAAAATTGTGTAGCCGGCACGATGTTATCTCCTCATGCGGAGGGGAAGGGTGGAGGGGCAGCCGGGGTTCAGGAAATCTGGCCGGAAGGCAGCGTCTGATGCTGCACCGTCACGGTCTGGCCACCATCGACATTGACGATGAACTTCTCGTTGATCGCCATGTACTGCACTTGCACGTCGGCCTGGACATAGCCGAGCGCGGTGCGCGAGGCGGGGTTGTTCGAAGCATCGCAGACCACCTGGAACGGCGTGCCGTTGCCGGTCGCGCCGAGCATGCCCTGGCTGAGCATCGCTTGGAGAAATGCCAGCAATGTCGCGCGGATCTGGGAGAACAGGGCGGCGTTGATCGGCTCGCCGACAAACTGCCCCATGCCGGCAGCGAGGGTCGCCGCGATATAGTTGGTGAGGCGGGTGTAGTTGTCGCCGTCATTCGCCGGATTGGACGAGGTGTTGTGCCCGGCACGCACGCCCCAATAGGCGCCGCCCGGCTGCGGGTTGGCGATCACGTCGATGCCGGCCGAGATCAGCGCTTGCAGATCAGCGGTAGAATAGGTGTTGGCGAGCGGCGCCCCGGGCGCGCCCGAGCGCTGGCTGCCGATGACGCCGTAGAGCGGTTTGTTGAGGCTCGATTGTTCCGGCGACAGATTGGCCAGCCGCCCGGCGGTAAAGCCTTGCGGCGAGACCAGGCGGATTTGGTTGTTGGTCTGATCGTTCCACCAGATCCAGTCACCGAACATCAGTTTCGCGGCGTACGAATCAAGCCCGACGCTCTGAATGGTGGCGACCGCGTCGCTGATCGTGTCGCCCTGCGGGCCGGTGAGGATCATGTAGATCCCCTCCGACAGCCCGAACGCCGCTTGCGTCGTCCACTGCGTGCTGTTGTCGGCATCGGCAAGGAGCGCGATCGAGCAGCCCTGACCGCTCAACGCATACATCCCCGCGCGCGGCGTGATGCTCTGCCCGATCAGGGTCGCGGCGGTGACATTGCTCGCGCCATCGCTGCCCGGCGTGCCATAGCTGAACGCGAAGGTTTCGGCGGTGGGCGCGATGGTCAGCGTATTGCCGAGCGAGGCGGTCACGATTTGCGATGGCCCGCGCATGCTGCTCTGGCCGAGATTGATGGCGTTGACCACGTTCTGCCAAAACGCAGCGCCGGTGCCGCCGATATTGTTGAAGACCTCGGGGGTGAAGCCGGGCAGGCTGAGCGTGATCTGCCAGGTTCCGGCCTGGCTGCCGGGCATGATGCTGCCGGTGATCTGGTTGCCGAAACTGCCGGAATAGAGCGCGGTCAGCACCAGCGGGCCGTTGCTGCCGGTATAGAAAAGCCCGAGCACGGCTGCGGTGTCGGTGCCGTCGGTGACCCGCACGCAGCGGAAATTCTGCGCACCCTGCTGGATCGCGGTCGCGACCTGCGTGCCCATGTCATACTTGCGGGGCTGCAACGGCCCGAATGCTGCGACGTAGTCGGACATCGTGCCGATGATCGCGGGCTGGTTGACCGGGCCCCAGGTGGCGGTGCCGACAACGCCGATGATATCGGTCGGCACGCCGTTGAGCACGAGGGTTTGGGGTGGCACGATCTGGACATAGAGATCGGGCACCACGAGCGCTGTGGTGTTGAGGCTGCCTTGGGTGACGATCGGCATGGGTGCCTCCTTCTCAGGCCGCGGATGTCGGCACGCGCACCACGGCGGTCGCGTGTTCGCTGGCGAGGACCGCCGCGATTGTCGTGGGCTCGGTGATCACCGCGCCCTTGGCGTATGCGCCGAACGGGCGCACCACCACCAGCTTGATATCCATGTTCTACTCTCCGCGAAAAATTGCCGGTGGGCGAAAAATTGCCGGCCGGCTCAGTCTGTGAGCGAAACGGCGAGCGTCTCAGCGGTGCCAAGCGTGGCCGTGCCAAACAGCAGCGCCGGCAGGGTTTGGGCCAGGAGTGTCGGATATTCGACGCTGTAGAGCAGATCGCGCCGATAGAGATTGGCGTTTTCCTGGCGATCGAGTGTCAGGCTCTGGCGAAAACGCAACCGCCCGACACTGCCATCGGCGAGCGGCAGAAAATAGATCGCGGCCAAGGCACCATCGAGCGCGCTCATCGCGGCATCGCGCAAGCTGGGATCGGCGCACCAGCCGATGAGGCGAAAAACCTGTTCCTGGCGGCGGATTTGCGTGAAAATCCCCTGATCGGCAACGGTGCGCGCCAAGAGCCGCCCGACGCCGGGCAGGGTGATGGTCGCGTTGGCGAGTTGCACGATGCGATTGGCCATGATCTGGCTTGCGAGATTGGCCGCGACATTGGCCGGCGCGTCGCCCGCCTGGCAGCGATAGACATAGGTGATGCCATCGGCGAGAATGCCCGCCACCTGGCCGGCCCCGGCGGCGCCGGAAAACGTCACGCTATCGGCGATGACGCTGACTGCGAGTGTGGGTGTCAACGGCGCCGGGTTGAGCCATTCCGGGAGATAGCGCGTGGTGTTGCGCTCGCCCGCGACATCGGGAAAAACCGTGATATTGATATAGCCCGCGGCAAGATCGGCATCGAGCGCGCGGCTTTCGGGCCAGCCGCGATAGAGCCTGACCGGCGCGCCGCAGGCCGAGGGGCCGCTCAACCCTTGCGGGTAGAGCGCCGCCATCGCCGCCGCCACCAGGGCCTCCTCGACATCGCGCTGGTCAGCCATCAGCTCGCCACCTGCCGCACGCCGAGCCGCCAGCCGAGCGCGGAAAGTTCGGCGCTGCTGACAACGAAATTGCGCCCGAGATCATCGCTCAACAAATCCTCGACCCGCAGCACGATCGCGGGTGTCGCGGGCAGCAGCACGGTAAAAGCCGCGAGCCGGACATCGGAGGGCAGATCGCCGGGATAGCGCGCACCCCCGCCGGCGCCGCCCTCGAGCATGCTCGCGGGCCAAGAGGTGAGCAGGGCCTCGAGCGTGCTCTGTTGCACACCGCCATAGTGCTGCACGCCAAAACCGCACGGCCCCGCGGGGCGAACGAGGCTCACGACGCGCTCGGCGAGCACGCAGACATTGGGCAGCAGGGAAGGCTGGGCGGCGATGAAGAACGTCCGCCCGGTTTCCACCTCGACGAGATAATCGCCGGTTTCCGTATAGGCGGAATCGAACACGCCATACCACACCGGATGGCCGTAGGCATTGGCGCGGACGAAACGCGGATCGGCGGCGTTGAAGGCGGCGCGTAGTTGCAGATAGCGGTTTTGCGGCGCGCAGGGCGTGCTTGCGCCACTCGGGCGAAAGGCGTTGCAGAGGCGCCCCGCCTTGAGCGCCGCGCGCCCCATGCCGCGATCGATCATGTCTTGCAAATGATCCGGGTTCATCGCATCACACAATCAGCGCAATACCGCCATAGGAAAGTGCCGGGCCGGGCGGGATGCCGAGAAATCCGCAGAGCCGGCGCCGCCAGTCATCGAACAGCTCCTGACGCTGATGCACTTCCTCGTGGTTGTGCGTCCACACCGCCGCGGCATCGGTATCGAGATTGCCCGCGGCCTGCGGGATCGCCACTTCCAGGGGATAGAGCTGCACCAGATAGGTCGCGCGCACCACCGCGTATTCCGCCGGCGCCAGGTTGTTCATGCGGTATTCCAGCGTGCCGTAGGCCTGGAAAAACCGCCAGCTCTGAAACCCCGCGGCGCCCGCGCCATATGCCGGATAGCCGCAGAAGCGGCGGATGTCGGTTTTCTCGGCATCGCTGAAGGGCTGGGTGAGCGGGCTCGCCGACATGGCTAGTAGACCGTCCCCTGGCCGCGCGAGAGATAGACATTGCCGCTGCCCGAGGCCAGCACGACAGCCGCCGATTTCGCGAATTCTCCAGCGTGGATCAGCATGCGCGCGCCCGGCGGGATCGGCATGTCGGCGCTCGTGGCGGGCACGCTGCCATCCATGCCGAAACGGAGAAAGGCAATCGCGGAACTCGCGTTATAGACCAGCACGGCCTCGCCGGTGCCGAGCAGGGGGGCATGCGCCGAGGTGGTGCTGGCCGCGATCGTCACCGTCGCGGAAACCCGGAGCGGCTGGGTGGATCCCGTGGACATGGCGCTCAGCCCACATGCTCAATCATCACCGCGCGCTTGTAGGCGGCGTTGGTGGCTGTCGGGATCGTGGTCGGGTTGGTGGTGACATCGGTCGGCGCGCAGAAGCCGCCGATCCAGTACCAGGACTGCGCGATGATCTGCTGCAAGCGATCGATCGGCTCGCGCGTCACCATCGCGACGCCATCGATAACGCTGATGATGGCATCACGCGGGGCGACGTCTTCCTCGGTCATGCCGGCATAGTCGCCCTCGATCAGCGCGCCCTGGCCGCAGACGATCGGACGGCGCACCAGCAACCCGGCGAGGGTCGGGTGTGGCTGCACATAGGCCTCCGTGGTCGGCACGAAGCGCAAGCCGAGGAACGGGCTCACGAGCTGGCCGCGGCGGAAGGTTTCGGTGTCGTAGCCCATGGTGAAGAGCTGCTTGAAATCGGGATCGGCGAATAGCTGCCGGGCCGATGCGGGATCGAGATGGCAGTGATAGACGCCGCCGAGATCGGGAACGTTGTTGAGGCGGAGCTTGGCCACCGCGTCGAGCAGGCTCGACATGGTGAGCGTGTCGGTCGCCTGGAGCTGCGCGGTGTTGGTGCCGCCACCCGGGCGCAGGATGACCGAGGCATTGGCCGCCTGCACAGTGTTGCCGACGCTGCCATCGGAAATCGTGACGTTGCTGGAAAACGTCAGCTCGCCCGAGATGCCGCCCGGCGTGGTCGAGACGTTGGTTGCGTCCACCGCCACGGCAATCAGCGAATAGACGTCCGAGCCCACAGTCACGGTCAGTGAATTGCTGCTCGAAACCGAGGTCGGCACGCCATTGACCCAGACATTCTGGAAGCCGCGCACGTCATCGACGGTGATGGTCGGGCTCGGCGCGCTGAGCGCCTGCGTCACCCGGGTATTGCCACCGAAATAGGCGGAAAACAGCTGATTGCGCGCCAGCTCGTCGAGCGAGCGCCGCGCCTGCTCGCCATTGATCGAGGCGTTGAGCATGAACTGCGAGGCGATGCCGACGCGGCTCGTCACCATGTTGAGATCGGTGGTGGCGCCGAACAGATTGATCGAGAGGGTGTACTGCTCGATGTTGAAATACTGCGGCGTCAGGCCGTTGTCGAGATTGGTGTTGGTCGCGGGCGCGAGCGGCGTCGTCACCGAGGGCTTGAGCCCGGCGCGGGTCTTGGTCAGCGTCTCACCGATGCCGACCGCGAAGACTTCGCGATCGGCGATGTCGCGATAGCCGAGGCGCGAGTGCAGCGCGGCCTCGAATTCGCGTTCGAGAAAGCCCTGCTGGATGATCGGCTGCAAGGCCGCGGGAAAATTGTTGATACCCATGGGAGATCCTCTGTGTCAGAAGCGGCAATCACGCGCCGGGTTGGCGGGCGGCGGCGCGTCAAACTGACAGCGCGCCGGGTTGGCGGGCGGCGGCGCGTCAAGGCAATCACGCGCCGGGGTGGATTGGTTCAGCGCCGGCGCAGCAATTCGGCGCGGGCGGCGCGGTATTCGTCGGGCGACATTTCGCTCGCGCGCTTCTGGCGCGGCGGCTCGGCCACGGGCGGCGTGGCGCGCGAGGAGGAGGAGAGCGCGCCGAACAGCCAAGGCTTGTCGCGTTTGAACTTCGCCATGATCGCGCTCGCGCCCTCGACCTCGCCGTCGCTGTTGAGCTTGATGGCGTTGGCATCGAGAAGCTTCAGCCCGTCGAGATCGATCATGCCGGCGCGCACGGCCTCGGCCTTGAGCTCGGCGCGGATGACGCGGGCGCGCGCGGTCTCGGTCACTTCCTGCAACTGGCGCTGGAGAGACGCGGTTTCGGCGCGCAATTCCTCGATGGTGGGCTCTGGCGTGGGGTCGTCTCTGTGTTCGGTCATGGCGTTCCTTGCGGGGATGCGAGGCGGGGCTGGGCTTCGAGTGTGGCAAGCTCGCCGGTCACATCCTCGATGTCGTAGGTGGCGGCGAGGCTTTTTGCCGCGCTCGCGCGGCTCATGAGATTGGCGTTGGTGAGCGCGACCAGGGCTTCAGCGTCCTTGAGCCGATCATCGGCGGAAGGCGGATACCAGCGCGGCCATTTCAGGCTGATCGCGGCCTGCGCATCGAGCGCGGGCAGGGCCGCGCCATTGACCCGGAGCTTGTAGTGTTGGCTGGCACGCAGCACCATGCGGGCAAGTTCGACGAGCGCGCCTTCACCATACGAAATGCGCAGATTATCGGCGAGCCATACCAGGCCCTGGTTCATCATCTCGAGCGCGCGGCCCGAGGTCGGCGCGCTGAAACGCTGCGCATCGGCGCGGTTGCCGTGGATGCTCTCCAAGGCCAGCTCGCGCAGCGTCCGCACATAATCGATCACCGCCGCCGAGGCGGTGCCGCCGATTTCCAGCAGCCGGGCATCGCCTTTTTCCGAAACCACCAGCGCGTTGGCCGCGCCTTTGATGATCTGGTTATCGGACGTCGCCGGCTCCTTGATCAGCAGCGTCGGGTCGGAGCTGTATTTCAGCCCGCGCCCGGCCTGCGACAACTGATAGTCGATCTCGATCTGGGTTTCGATGGCGGCGCGAAAGGTCGAGGCGCCATCACGCATATCGCCGCTCGCCGAGGGGCCGGGCAGGTTCTTCACCCACACCATCGGCACGAAGCCGAGGCCATGGCGGACGCTGCGCGCGGCATCGACGCGCGGCATCTCCGGCGCGCCCACCGGCCAGGGCTCGTACCACCACTCCCATTCCGTATCCCAGCGCCGCATGAACCAGTATTGCCCGTTGGGATCGGGGATCTCGAAGCCCTGATCGCGCAAGGTGGCGCCCGCGACCTTGAATTTCTCGGTGACCGATTCCAGCGTGTCGGGGGCGTCGGCCTGCCAGCGTGGCGTCAGATAGAGGGTTGCGAGGCTGCTGAAAAACACCCGCCCGCGCAGCACCCGCAGGAGCAGCGCGACCGAGCCCACCGCGCCCCGCATCGCGGCATCGATCATCACCTCGTTGAGCCGCGCTTCCTTGGCGATCGCGGCGAGCGCGTCGCGCACTGTTGCGTCGGGCGAGTCGATTTGCGGGAAATGGCCCTCCGAGAACACCAGCGCGACCGAATCCTCAACCACGACGCGGCAGAGATTGTAGCGCACGCTCGGGCGGCGCTGGCGGAGCGGGATATACTCCCCGCCCAGGCTGCGCTCGTCGTGAAACTCGTAGGGCAGCACGTCATAGATCGTGCCGTCGAGGACGCGCCCCAGAATGTCCAGTTGCCGCGTGCGCGCGGGATAATCGGCATCGCGCGGGATCAGGCTGCAGAGGGTTTCGAACATTTTAGCGCGCCATCAGGGAAAGCGAGAGCTGGCGGGTTGGCGCGGGGGCAAACGCCAGATGGGCGAAGGCGCGGGAGAGGGCGTCCACCTGATCGTCCTTGCTGCCGGCTGGGAAATCGCGCAATTCGTCGAGGAAGGCATGGGTGAAGGCGGCGCGCAGCACCGCGAGATTGCCCACCGCCGCTTGCGCGGCGACGGGGCTGGCGCGGGTCAATTTCGCGCCCGATTCCGGGCTCGCGATGACGTGGTAGCCGGCGAGCTTGCGCGTCAGATACAGCACCTGCGCGCGTCCGGCCTGGCCGGGGTCTTGCGGCAGCAGGATCGGCGTCGTCGTGCCGTCCTCGCGCGCCGTGGTGAGGATCGCCTGCTCGACCTCGTGCGGGCCGCCTTGCAGGCGCTTGATATCGTCAACGATGAAGCGCCCGGCTTCATCGCGCCCCATGCGCAGCCCCACCGTCCAATCCGGATCGCGCCCCGGGGCGGGGAGGCTCGCCGCCAGATCCCAGGCGCGCACCCGCGCGCTGAGCGCGGGCAGGGCGTCGAGAAGCGTGATGGTTTCAGTGCGGAACAACAATCCCTCCGAAGGGCGGGGTGTCTGCTGATAGAGCGCGGAGAACGCGCGCTCGCCGATGATCATGCGTTTGCGCGCGAGATCGGCGGCCGATTCCCACTCCGGCCACAACGCCTGCCCGGGTTCGCGCCCGAGCGGATCGTCCGCCTCGGCGAGCGCGGGAAAGCGCAAGGTGCGCCAGCGATCGCCGCCCGCTTCCTGGGCCGCGAGCAGGCGCCCGCCGAGATCGTCCTCGTGCCAGCG